AGCCGCCCTTGCCATCCGCACCCGGAGGTGTGGGCATATCCTTCAGCAGAGAAGCTTTGTATGCGGTGTCGTGGACAGACATGAACTCCGACTGGCACTTGAACAGCTTCGCGGTGTCGTTTTCAGCCAGAGCATTAGCTGCTTTGTCAGCCAAAGCAGCTTCATAGCCCTGCTTCACGAACTCTGCCTTGTAAGTGGCAATCGTCTTTTCCTTTGTCAGAGCAGCAACCGTCTTAGCGTATTCCTCGTTCTGCTTCTGGAGTTTGGCCAGCTTGTCAGCCTGTTCCTGTGCGGCATTCTCGTCATCGGTACGCTTTGCCTTGAGCAGCTTCTTGTACTCAGCAGCTTCGCCATTGGCTTTCGTCACGGCGTTGCGCAGTTTCTCGACCTCTGCGCTAGGGTCTGCAACCTTTTCAAGCGCAGAAATGATTTCATCGGCGGTCATGCCCTCTTTGTAGGCATCACCAAGCAACACATTGAGTTTCATATCGTTAATTTCCTCCTGCGTTTTTTTACCGTTGCTTCCCTGCAACGCTGCGAAATTTGTATCCCGGCTTCCCTGCCGTGTTTATAGCAAAGGGTTATTCGCCCTCTGTTTCTTTATTGGTATCGGCAGACTGTTCATCTGCTATGTTCCCAACATTTGTGCCGGTAACATCCCGTTTGGGCTGTTCATGTGGCTTCGGTGCTTTCCCGTCCTCGCCAAGCTTGCCAGCGGCAATCAGGAAGGGCTTGCTCATTTCGTAAGCAGCTTGTGGGTCAGGGAACAGGCCGGGCGTAGTGAACGCCAACTGCGGGTCAATCGGCTGCTGAATCATCTGCGCAAAAATCTGAACCTTGCTCTGCTGGTTATCGTACTGGCGGCGTGGCAGCTTGATATTGATGTCACTTGCCATCAGCTTAGAACCAGCCGTGTCACGCAGGATTTTCAGCATTACAGACAAGCTTTGGCGTTCAGCGTACTTGAACATATTCTCGTACTGCTGCGCCCTCGCTTCGGTGTGATTCCAGCCGTTGCGGACGATAACTGCACCCACGTTGTCGGACGTTGCGTTCTCACTGCCAGTGGCACTAGGCATGGCAGTCAGGCTACGGTACACGTTCAACATAGAATCAAGCAAGGTCTGGCTCTGCTGCTGGTCAAGCTCGTTTGCAATCTGCGAAACGGAGGCAGGCAAGCTGGTTGTAGATTTCAAGCACATTGCTCCAAGTTCTTTGACCTGCTTCAGTGCGTTATCATCCACAAGGCAGTTGGTAAACACCATGATGGACTGGATGAACTGCGCCACACCGTCCAAACGGTTGCTTTCAAGGTCGTTGATGGCATCAAGCACAGGGATAGCCGGTTCAAACAGACCCATCCGCTCAGGGTTCAGCTTGTATTCGACCATCGGCAGCATTCCAAGGGAGTGGTTCTCCGTTTTCGTAACCTTGCCGTTGTCGATTTCAAAGTACTGGTTTGGCGTATACACGCAAATCAGGTCGTTCAGGTCATTCTGATAATTGCGTGGGATGTGCAGCACGTTGGCGATGGGCTTGTGACCGATGCCGGAGTTATAAATCACATACGCCATGTCTGGGTCTGGAACATCCACCAGCAGGGGCGTTTCGTCAGGGTAGTTGCCGTTGTACCCCTTGTCAGGAAGAACAATGCGGTATCCCTGTCCGCACTCCAACATCCACTGCCAGAGCCGCCGATCAAGCGCATCCTTGCCCTCATACTGCAATGCGTTGGACAGGCGGGCGATTTCCTCGCCGTCACCAGTTGCCGTTTCAGACCGCACATAAGAGCAAGGAGTGCCGCTCATGTATCCCGTGTAGAAGCCCACGCACTCGTTGGCGTGGTTCTCTACAATACGGTTGGTGATTTCAGCGTGATACTCCTTCGTGCGGCTGAGGACAGGCTGGCTACCCAAGTAGTAGTTGTGCAGAAAGTGAATCTCGTTCTTGTTCAGCAGGTGGATAGGGTCTGCATTACCCATAACTACTTTCAGAACATTCGCCCGATTGATTTCCGTCTCCGGCGTTTCAATCGGTCTGCGTCCGGTCAGTGGATTATTCAAAAAGCCGTCAACAGCTATCTGATACTCAGCCATGCGTTCCTCCTTTCCGGCAAAAATAAAAAGCGCAGCAAGACAAACCTATTAAGGCCTATCTCACTGCGCCAAAACTGCGCTTTAAACTTATTTTTGATACATGAAAATCGATTTAGGCTTCCACTGAGAAATTCTTTCAGATATATCTTTTACATGAGTATATCCCAAAGAAAGCATTTTATTTTTGCTGTTTTCCCCAGCGGTTAAAATTGATGCAAGAGCCAAATCACCGTGTCCACAACAAGAATTTATTGTATTAACTCCCTTTGATTTCAAACTCAATAATTCATCTTCAAGACACAAATCGCAGCAAAACCCATATCGAGTTCTTACGCAACATTTATATTCTCCAATTTTTGAACTACTACAAAACTTTTTTGCGTTTTCCAAATCAAGAGAACTAATCTTGCCGCTTTCAAAAAGAGCAGTTATATTTTCTTCTAACACACACATAATGTTGTCCTTTTTACCTTTCAGGAGAATGAATTATTTTCACCCATCCTTCCCTTGTGTCTCCTTCGATAACGCCCTTGCATCTGTCGCACTTGAAATGGTATCGTCCGTCTACTTCGCCAAGATAGCGGTTGCAGCGGACGTTCTTATAGATAGGGTTCTGCCGGATACAAGGGCAACAGATTCTAACTAGCATGAGCGCTCCTTTCGTTGTTTCTGGAAACAGGCTGTTGAGCACAGACCTGTTGGAAGCTGCTGGGAAACTGTTCGCACTTCCAGCCGTGCTATTTTCCGCCCTGGAAAACCTTCACAGTCTTTCTGTTTGCCGGACAGGCAATGGTTCAGGCTGCGATTCGGACGCGGAAGCCGGATTTGAACCAGCGACCTCTTGGTAACCAAGCGAGCTACCTGACTGCTCCACTCCGCGATAGACCCGGCTTGATTGGTTGACCGCTGCTCTTTGCAAAAGGAGAAAATTCAAAAAAGCCTTTTGCATCGAGAGCCGGGAATAGCGGTGAGGTGTCAAAAGAGAAATCCCATGCAAAGCAAGAGGATAGTTGTGCTGCGTAGCGGGTTTGAACCGCTTCGTGTCAGTTGGGGGAGCACAAACAACGTTCCGTCCACTCGGAAACGCAACATATAATCCCCACGACAGAGAAAGGCGGCTGTCGTGGGTGAGTAAGAAAGTAGGGTATTACACAACAAATGACGAGTAAAAATGACTTAAAAATCTCGCCAACGCAATACCTAGAGGAAGCTGCAAATCTTCCTGGTACTATTGTAAGCCATGTCAACAGGCAAATCAAATTTTAATGCCTACGAAACCGGCTATTTAGGGGAATTATTAAAACGGCCTCTTGACAGGCTCAATTTTGCTGATTCCGTTATACAGTTCATCGGCAAGCTGTGCCAGGCTGTCAGGTGCATCATCGTGCGGAACTTTGCCAAGCTGCGTGAACATCGTGACTTGTTCCATGAACGCCTTGTACTCTTTCGACTGGTGTTTCTCGTCAAGAAAATAGAACCGTTTGATGTCCGGCGCATACTGGATGATTCTTGACAGCTTGCTTTGACCGCTTGGCGCACGCTGGCTACGAACAGAGCAGTGATAGCCCTGCTGCCGGAGCTGGCTGTCTACCACATCACAATATTCATCGCCGCCGTTGTTGGCTTCACCACGCACCACATTGATTTTGTGCTGGATGATTTTACCCACGACTTCCGGCCTAGTCACAGTCTTATCGCCGTTATTGAACACAAGGTCTGGGATGAACACAGCATCTCCGTACACATAAGCGATAGGACAGGCGGTGAAGTCACCGCCGCCCCATGCAATGTCCATAACCATAAGCTTGCGATCGGGCTCTCCGTCAGGCAGAACACCGTTGAAATACCGCAGTTCATCGGCAGGGAACAGCAAACCTTCACGCACATAAGGCTTACCCATGTACTTTGCCCACCATGTTGCATCGTCAATGCTGGCTTTCATATCGGCATAGTAGGCATCGTCAAAGCCAACGCCATAGTCATAATTGAAGTTGCTGTGTCCGTTCTCGTCCACCGCAGGAATCACCCGGAAGCGATACTTTGGGTTATCTGCATACTGGTTCTGGATGCGCCCCAGAGGGTCAAGCACGTTCCAGCGTGTACCGACCATCAGTTCCAATGCGCCTTGCTTTTTGCGGTCTTTCAGCTGGTTCAGATAGGCATCGTACTTGTTATTCAGACGTTCAACGTTCAGACTTTCCTCCAAGTCCTCAATCAAGTCATCGCTGTACAGAACGCCACCCTCGCCGATTTCAACAGCACCAGTAAGCGTACCGCCAATAGAGCGACAGGTCAGGGTCGGGAAGCGCTTCTTTCGGTTCAGGTCAACGCTTTCGTCCTTTGCACTTTTGTCCACAAGCTGAACGTCAGGGAAGATTTTGCCCCAGTTGTAGGTCACAGGGTCGGTGATGATGGACAGCACTTCGCCGTAGAAGCCGTTGGTCAGCTTGTCAGAATGTCCGCTCATAACCGATGCAACGTCAGGACGGTTGCCCATCAGCCATGTGATGAAGAATATACAGAGGGTACTGTTATGAGTAGGAATCAGCCGCTTACCAGCGCAGTACACGCCGCCCTCAACCTGAATGCAGTTGCCCTGCTTCGGCTCGATGCGCTCAAACCCACAAAATGCCACACGGCGAGGTTTGGAGAACTCCTTTAGCTGCTTGCGAGGAACAACGCAAGGGATAGGGCAGGTAGGATTAAAGGAAATGACATACACTACTTTTCTACCTTGAATGCCACTAGAAGAAAGACATGGTTCATGCTCGGAAACAGAGCAACGCCATCCAAACGTAGAAACTAATGTAATAAAATCGTCCTTTAAGCGAAATTCCGTTGTCGAGAAATCGTATCGGTGTTCTTTTGCTCTTAATGAGCCATCCGTGTCTAGCAGTCCAGCCAATAGCTCCATACGCTGTGAAATGCTAGCAGTGAAATATTCTTCTGGAATATGTTTGACGCATCTATGATACGAATAGCACATACCAACTTTTTGCAAATCAAATCTAAGCCCATCAAAACGGAAGTGCTCAACGCCTGTCGTTTTATGAACATCATGCCATTTTATAGAGTAACCATCGCTTATAACACGTTCTATTATGCACCTGTCTTGTTTTGATTCATATAAAAGGCCATCTTGATTTGAACCATCGCCAAGCCATGCCCCCAATGTGTATGGGGGGACGGGAAGTTTTTTGTATTCTCCATCGACAAAATTCTTAAACAGCGCTTGATAGTGATACCGATGCTTTCTTGTGTTTTCAACGCCTGTTTGGTAATCGGGTATCATCTGTTTGGTCTCGATTACATCGAATCTGTTCTTGTGCCGGTTATAAATAGGCCATTCGTGGTTTTCATGGCAATCAATGTAAGTGCCATCAGTAAAATAGCAGCGCACGTCAAGCTGACACTTAGGCGAAACAGCCAGCACCTTCACAAACTGACCTTTCGGGCTGATAACTTCATCGCCGACCTGTAAATCGCCGTGATTCTTCCAGCCACTTCTCGTTAGAATCGGCGTGTCATCACTCAAAGCCTTGCCTGTGCGAGGCGGTTGGCTAACCCCCAAGAACTCTATCTTGTGGTTAAACAAATCTTCCAAATCACGAACCAGCGTCAAAAGCACCCTGCGTCTCGGCTGGTAGAACTTCTTCTCCGGCGCACGGTTCCATTCAAGGTAGATGCAATAACTGTCAAACACATCCTTTGCTTCAAACAGGTACGTCCGGCCGATAATGTCATAGACCTTCGCCACGTCCTCGCCTGTTTTCATCTTGCCCATCATGGATGCGCAGACGGAACGCAACTCACCAGAGTATTTGTAGGCATTGAACCGCTTGTCCTGAGACAAAGCGTCCCTCAGGTTCACCACCGCCTGAAACCAGTCCTCGTAGACCTGCGCTTCGGTCGGATTCTGCTTTGCATACGCTTTGATGCTATCAATGATAGCGATACACTGCTTTGGCTGCATAAAAAAATAGGCACCCCCTACCTGAAAATGTAAAGAGTGCCTACAACTGCACAAAAATCAAATATTCGGTTTTATAATGCTGTTTTTGGAAAATTATTTACTAAAATTCGTTTTAACGGATAGAATGTGCGGTTTATTTGACTTCTTCTGCAAGCTGGTTGAGCCTGCGTTTCAGTTCGTCCGCATCGTAGTACAAAGCGTCTGCGATGGCATTGAGAATATCAGGCTTGTCGGTGTAATCGCACAATGTTTCAATCAGTTTCAAGCTCTGATCTGACAATTTTACGGGTTTCATGTTGATTTCCTTTCGGTTTTATTCTCCAGCTTTGAAATTGTAAATGGGCTTAATGTGTTTTACAATATCAACTGTTGGGGAGATTGCGTTGATAATTTCCTGCGCTGGCTTATATGCCATCGGGCATTCATCCAACGTGGATTCATCGGCTGACGTAGTATAAATTCCGTTCATCTGCTTTTTATATTCCTCAACGCTGAATGCTTTTTTAGCCGCTGTTCTGCTATATAGTCTGCCAGCACCATGCGGAGCAGAGAAATTCCAATCAGGATTGCCCTTGCCAACACAGATAAGGCTTCCGTCTCTCATATTAAGAGGAATAATCAACTTCTCACCATCTCTAGCGGAGACAGAACCTTTTCGGATAATATCATCTGATTCGTCAATATAGTTGTGTACGGTTTCAAAGAAAGACGCATGGGTTAGCATGGAATTGATTCCAACACCGTCTAAAATGGTATGCATGATTCTTGCTCTATTCATCCTTGCAAAAGCCTGACAAATTCGCATATCATTAAGGTAGGAATCACGTTCTTTGCCTTCAAGATAGCACAGTTCATTCGGAATATCGGGGAACTGAACATCCAATTCTTTAATTTTTTGCGAGATTTCTTGTTCACGACCCTGCGCTTTCAGTTCTGCAATCACACGTTCCGTAGCTTCTTTTCTTTTGTTCTTTCCTTTGATATTTGAGATAGCTACATTTTGATGATACTCTGCGACTTGCTTCCCAAGATTTCGGCTTCCAGTATGGATAACAAGATACTGGTTTCCCTCTTCGTCTTCGTCCAGCTCAATAAAATGATTACCGCCGCCCAAAGTACCCATGCTGCGAAGAATCCAGTCAACATTATGTAGGCTATCTTTGCAGTCAAGCTGACTAAGGAAAGAATCCGACATTTTCTGCGATTCGTGAACATTCATTCCAGCCGGAACTCGTTCCCTGATTACTTTATCTAACTTTTTCGGATCGATGTGTTCAATTCCGAGTTCAGCGACAAGCATTCCGCAACCGATGTCCACGCCGACAATATTCGGAATGACTTTCTTGCCCAAGTTTGCCGTAAACCCAATTACGCACCCGGAACCAGCATGAACATCTGGCATAATGCGAATTTTGCAGCCATCAACAAAGCTCTGATTACAAAGCGTTAAAATCTGCTCAGATGCCTTATCTTCAATATTGTCAGTGAACACCTTTGCGGACGCATATTTTCCGTCAATCGTTTTCAATGTATTCTCCTTTCTCATTCGGTTTTATTCTAGGTTGCGAACAATGTCACCTGTTCTGTTCAGCAATCCGATACCATGTCTGGCGGGTCACGCCAAGCTGTTTGGCAGCGTCCGTGACCGTGAGAATGCGCTTCTCCACCTGTTCATGGAGAACATCAAAGAGGTTGCGGTCATACTCGGTGGGCTTGCGGCCTTTATAAACGCCTTTCTGCTTTGCCACTTCGATGCCCTCTTTCTGGCGGTCGAGCATATTCTGTCGTTCAAATTCGTTGATGGCTGCAATCATCGTCAGCATCAGTTTACCTGTGGGAGTGCCTGTATCTAGGTTCTCTTTATCACTGGCAAGGTGTACGCCGTTAGCTTGCAGCGTTTCAACCATTTCAAGCAAGTCCTTTGTGCTACGAGCAAGGCGGCTGAAATCGTGGATAAACACGGTATCGCCCGGCTGAACCGATTTAAGCATCTTTTGCAACTCTGGTCTATCCATATTCTTGCCAGAGACCTTCTCGATAAACCAACGGTCAATGTTATGCCGCTTCAACGCTTCTACCTGTCGTGCTTCATTCTGTTCGACAGTAGATACACGAACATACGCTACGTTCATTCAGAATCACTGCCCTTTTCAATTACAGTACCTTCAACAAGGTATTTCCCAGCTCCAACGGTTCCAACATCAGGCTCAATAACAATACGATAATTCAACGCTTTCAAGAACCTAAACAAAGTAGAAAGTTTCATGTTATCATCTTGAAGTCTACGGTAAACAGCCTGATTAGAATTGTAATCAACGCTATCCGCCAACTGAACCATGCTTACACGCTGGTTCTTCATAATGTCTTTTACAATTTCGGATCCATTCGTTGATATCTTCACAGGCTTCTTCTTTTCCGCTTCATTTTTTCGCATTGTCATTTTCCTGTCCTCTCTTTCTGCTACAATTATAAACGCTTCCGTTCACATTGTCAAGAGCTTTTTCAATTTTACTATCACCAAGTCCAGATATTTCTGACGTCTCACTTATGTGACCGAATTATATTTACAGAATGTATATATTTTATAAAAAGAACGATACTTCGTAATGTGAAAAATCTGTTTGTAAACTTATTTATTTACATTCCGGGAGTGAACCACTATCAAATATCACACATCTGTGACATAAATTCAGATATATCTGATGAAAATTATACAAATTGGGCTGTTGACAACTATATACCAAGCGTCTATAATCTAAGACAGCAGAACACACGATGAATCAGCCAACAACGGTAGATTTATCCTTTGTGGCATAAAAAAATAGGCCGTCAGCCCCACAGACCAAAGTAGCACTGACGACCTATTCCACCACAAAACAGAAGCTGCGCAACCAAGGGCGCAGTCTCGGTTTCTGTCAATTATTATAGCAGAAGCAAGCAACTTCTGCAATAGAAAGGAGCAAAAAACATGAACTTTCCTACGACAACCGAAGAATTTCTGAAAACACTCGCACACGGCAAAGAGCCGACCAGCGAGGACAGGGAGTACGCAGAAGCGCTGGGTAAGCTGTCCGAACTGAACTACCGAGCAGGGTACGAAGCGGGACGTAAAGAAAAGTAACATAATTTCGGCAATTCGTATGTATTATAAATTACATCGTAAAATTGTTTGAAATTATTTACTTCACAAGGAAAAGTGGTATAATATAATTACGCCGAAAGGAGGTGAATGAGTATGACGTACAACAACCCGAATGGTGCACAGTGCAACGCCAACGTCAGCAAGGAAATGCTGGCAGAGATCAATCACTACTGCACCGTATGCGACCTTAATCGAAGTCAGTTTATGCGCAGAGCCATTTCAGAGTATCTGCAAAATCATCCGCTGCCCGATGAAAAAGAATAAGACGCTCGCTAAAGTTTGCAGACCGGAGCGAGCGTCTTATGAAACACTCAGAGAGTATAGACCCTCTTTGGGTTATTATACCAGAGATGGCCTACTCTCGCAAGATAGAAAGGTCAAATTTCTATGAATAATAATCTTGAAACCATCCGAATCTTCTCCGAAGATGTTATTCCCGTGTACGACACCGACACTGGCGAAAAGGTAGTGCTGGGTAGGGAACTGCACGAAAAGCTCAAAATCAAGACCCCTTATCACATCTGGTTTCCCCGTATGGTGGAATACGGGTTTGTCGATGGCACGGACTATTTCACGGAGAACAAAAATGTTCACCGTGAAGATGGGCGTAAAATGCCACAGGTTCAAATCGACCACATCATCAAGCTGGACATGGCAAAGCACATTGCAATGATTCAGCGGACACCTGAGGGCATGGAGATTCGCCAGAAGCTGATTGACCTTGAGAAGAACGCGGCAGTCAACCAGTTCGCAGGGCTTTCTAAGGAACTGCAAGCAATTCTTATGATTGACCAGCGCACCATGAAGCAGGAGCAGCGCATTTCTGCTCTTGAGAACACTATGACCATCGACTACAACCAGCAGCGTGTGTTAAAGCGTGTTGTGAACACAGTGGTTATCAACGCTCTGGGCGGCATGGACAGCCCGGCCTACAAGAGCCGCAGCGTCTCTCAGAAGCTGTTCATGGAATGCAACCGGGACATTCAGGACTGGTTCAACGTGAACAGTCGGAACAACGTGCCGAAGAAGCGGTTCGATGAAGCTGTCGAGTACATCAAGAAGTGGAGACCGTGCGCGAACTCTGTTATGTTGGTTCAGGTCACGAACGGCCAGACCCAGATGTCCATGTGAAAGGAGAACGGATATGATTAACGGCGATAAGTACGAAAATCTTGACGAATACATCAGCGACACTCTGGAAAATATGGAGTGGCTTTGGAGAACGCCTGACGTTGGAGAAACCTACAACGGGCGAGTGATCGCTTGCAACGGCAAAGAGGTTGCGTGCGGCTATCTCTCCTACGAAGCAGACGAATACGGTGATTTGAGACCGTACCTGTGCGACAACGGCAAGATTGTCATGCATGACATTAACGATTGGATGCCGATGCCGAACGTGACCAGCGCATTGAAGAAGTAAACAGCCAATAAGAAAAGCCAGTGGTTAGAGAGCATCTAGCCGCTGGCTTTTTGTGTTATATGTTAATCTTGAATGGCAACCACTTCATAAGAGCTGTAGCCTGTGAATCCGCTTAACGGATGAAGCTCAAATGATGCTGTTTGCCCCGAAGCAAGGCCGTCCATGATGTAAGTATACTCACCGCCAACAGGAACTTCATTGCCTTCGGTGTCTTTCATTTTGTAAAGGACAACGACCTTGACTGCATTGCTTGTAAACTGGCTGTTGTTCGTAACCTGTCCAGTGAATCGCAAATCATAGCCAGAGCCACGCTTAGAAACATTCGTGACGGCCAGTTCACCAGCACGGATAATCTGATTGGAAGGACTTGCTTCGTGAACGTTCCAGTCCTCTGCGCTTGTCGTATACTCAATTCTTGTCGGCTTAACGCCATCAGAGTCAAAAGCGATATAATCGCCATACCAATAAGAATCACCTTCGCCAACCCAGTCCAGCGTTTCAGAACCGGTCTTTAAGACGGAGCCATCTTCGCCGTATACCGTAACATTCAGCGAAACAAAATCGACCGCCCAATCGGTGTTTGGATTCTCAACCAATACAGCGTAGAACACATAGTATCTCGTTTTGCCGTATTCGTACTTGGTTTCAAGATGGCTATGGGATTCTTTGATTGTTATGGGTTGTACCTGCGTTGCATTGATTTCTTCCAGCTCAATAGGAGCAGACCATTCATCAGGCTTTGCAGTTGCCATTGCGCTAATAGGCATAGCAAGCATCATAGCCGCCGCCAGAGCCGCCGCAATGATTCTCTTTCTCATTTTTTATTTCTTCCTTTCTTTGGCGTGTTGCCTTTATCTGATTATAGCACAGTCTAGGCTCCGAAAGGGGCCTTTTTGTATTTTTTGGAATTTTTGGAGACTTGCACAATTGGATGGGTTTTGGTTTGTGAAGAAGGGGTGGGTGTTGGTAAGGGGAACCCCGAAAACGCCTTTTTTATTTTGGTCGGAGGAGACGGGACTCACCGCCCCCACCCGGGCCTCCGGCCCTATTCCCCCCGGGTGACCCCAGCGCACCCGGAACGGTTACACAGCACACAGGCAGCAGGGCAGACCACGCAAGGCACGACACACACGCCCGGACGATCGGACAGGGTGCAGGGCGCTGGACTGCCTGCGCAATGTGTCCGATAGGGCACGCCCAAACAGACAGAAAAAAAATAAACTTTTCCGTTTATTTTTTTGTCCAAAAGCCTTGACAAAATGAACGGAAACGTTTATACTATAGAAAGTGAACGGAAACGTTCATACACCACCACAAAACAGGAGGACAAAAACCATGAAAAAGACCGTTGATATTATGGACTACTGCAACAAGCTGTTTGCCGCTGACCTTTTCGCGGGTGTCGTGCTGGAAGAGGACTTCGACACGGGCTACGACTACACATGGAGCGCAGCCAGTGAGGACTGGGCGGACAAGTTCCGCACTGAGCTTAACGGCTACATCTCCGCCGGATGCTGTGCAGAGCGTGCCGCCGACTACCGCAAAGCCCTTGCTATCCTCGACGAGATGGAGCAGGCCGCAGCAGAGCAGAGCAACGCCCCCACCGCTCCCGACTATACCGCACTCGCTGATACCATCCGCGCCGAACTCAACACCCGCCACGATCGCAACGCATGGAGTAAGGCCGTCACGTTGTACGCTCTCGACCTGCTGGACGATGTGCAGGAGGGCGCGGACAATATGGAGCGCCTGCCCATTGACGGTGCAGAGCTTGAGCGGTGGGCGCTCAACGGTGCAAACTGTTGGGAACAGTACAGCAACGGCGGTTGCTCCCTCTGCTATGATTCTGATATTGCCGCCCGCGTCTGCACTCCGTCCGAACTCAAGCGCAAGCACGGCGGGGTGTATGAGCCTAACAGCCGGGAAACGTGGCTTGACGTGCAAACCCGCGCACTGCATCAGGCTTGCAACCGTATCCGCACCATCTGCCGCACCAACGGCCTGTATTGCAAGGAGGCATAAACCATGAAAGCAAAAAGAACCATGCGGGATATCAAATCCCAGTATCCGACCATTATCCAAGTAAGCTATTGCGATGCGCAGAATATGCTGTGCATGGACGACCCCGCCGCCTACACTGCCGGTGTATACGGTTGGAACGCGGATATTTACCCGATCACCTCAAGCGTTGCAATCTGCACCGGGTACCGGCCTTTTGGTAGCATCAAGCCCGATCGGGAGACGGTCAGCCGCTACGAAAAGCGGGCGCGGGAAATGCGCCGGGACTTGTGGAACGCTGAGGAGCTGGCGGAGCGCCTGCACAGCTTGCAGATGGAATTTGTTCGGGAGGTATGCAACATATGAACAAGCTTGTTTTTGAAGTGAACAACGGCAGAAAATTGGAACTTGTGCAGCGGGAGGACAACGGAACGACCCTTATTTGTTCTCTCGATGCACCGGACAACGAGGCATATATAAGTGCTGGCGATTTTGTGCAGCTGATTAACCTTTATCGCTACTGCAAGCGGTACGATATCCAAAACGATTGGATTAACCCCAACGGCAAAAACAAGGAGGTATAAAAAATGATTACTCTTGATTTTACCCAGTGGGCAGCCCTCTGGTACGTGGGCGGCATGATCTCCGGCGCGTTGATAATGATTGCATTTCTTAACAGCTGAGGGAGGGGTTGAAAATGTATACAATTTTTTATGGTATCGGGACTACCGCCACTAATGGCGGTTTTTATGGGCATAAATGGATAGCTGAGGAGCTAACCAGCATTGCAAACGGCGATTATGGCGAAAAAATGACCGAAAAAGAAATACAAGCCATGTGCAATGACATCAACGCACACGGCGGCCACAACGGGTTTAAAGTTTGGGCGGAGGTAAACACAAAATGATATTATCCTGTATCCTGTTTTTCTTTTGGTTTTTCTCGGCACTGTTTAAAGCCAGCAAATAAAGAAGCATTCTACCCCGCCCACGTGGCGGGGCTTTTCTTTTGCCTTGCATCTGCTAAGGGTGCAGGGCTTTTGTTTTGCCATGCTGCAATATAGCTCTATACAAGCGTTTACAGCGGCTTTTCTGCCGTCCATGCAAATTTATACAGCCAAATCACCAAAACCGTCTACAGGGCTTTACAGGGGCTTTTTCTGGGATTTGTCCCATTCTACCGCCGCAAATACCAGACCGACACAAGCGGCTATAATACCGCCTGCGCCACGCTGGAGCGTCTGCCAGCGCCCGGACGGCTTGCGCCGATACAAGATACCACCGTCACGCCCGGACGCTATACAGGTCAGCACAGCCGCCCTATTATAATAAGGTATATAAGGGTGCGCCCATGTAGTGGATCCATGCCAGACAGTGCAGCATACCGCAGACCATGCCAGCCCGGCGGGGTCTCAATGCTTCCCACGCCTGGCATTAGCCTGGCATTGTGCTTTCTTCCTGGCACGGCGGTGCGGAATCATTAGCGGCTCTCGCCGCAGCTCTTTTCGGGCTTTCGCCCGATAGCCAATAAGGGCGAGCAATAGTCGTAGCGTTCCGGCTGAAATAGTCGTAACCAATAGTCGTAGTTTCTCCGCTAAAATAGTCGTAGAATAGTCGTAAAGTCGTCAGACAACTAGCTTTTGAAAGTCCGATATATCGTATATTAACAAACAGTTCGCTGATAGTTGTATAGTAATAGTCGTAGCATTTTCTTACGAGTCATCGTCAGATAGTCGTATGTTTTTTGTGTGAAATAGTCGTTTGCCTTTTAGGAAAAGAGAGACGCGATAGTCGCTAAGTCATCCGACCATTCCCCAAATCACCTCTCGTTCCAATTTCGCATAATATATTCCTCTGCTAGTTACATCCATTTCGTATAATAACCGTACTTATTATAGTATACAGATATAGTTACTCCCGATAATCACAGATTATTTCGTATAATAACTCGCACCATCCGATTTGGTCTGTTCCTGCTCGATTTAATTCCCAGTAATGCACTATAGTATTATATTAAATCCACAGCATTATGCTAGGAATATTCGGCGCAACATTTCTACATATTCAACCGACTGCAAAATGAAGTCAATTATCCATGTCTGGAATAGTCGCAAACCATCCACCAATCCGAACATCACACCAGTTCTCGCCTACGGTCTGCTCTGCTGGCTAACGGTGTAGCTTTGGAGATAGAGGGTTGTAGGGGGAAAGAACCTTTACAGGCGATTGAACTCTGGTTCACTGTACTGCTGCTTCTCCTGTTCCTTGTCAATCCACATATCAGCATAGGCTTTCCAGTTGGTGATAGGCTTCCCGGTCTTGGTCATCCAACCGGTTCCCTCATAGTAATTCATAAACCTGCTGGCAAGCCTGTTCTCACATCCAGCATCCAAAAAATATTCGCTCACATCCTCGAAGTTCGGCGTGATGGCGTTCCCATCGGGCGGGTCGCCCGCTTTCTTAATAACTTTTTTTCTTTTCTTTTCTTCTATATTAAGGAGGTGAACGATTGTTCCCCTCACAGGTGAAGTATCATTCCCCTCAGAGGTGAATGATTGTTCACCTCCCTTTTCGCTCTTTGACGATTCTTCCGGCACTTTGACGTATATCTTATCGGGCTTGTTCTTCCCTTCACGCTTGCGCTCGATCAACCCGGCTTCTTCCAGCTCTTTCAAAGACTTCTTGACCCATCGTTCCGTGAATCCAGTATCTGCGGCAAGGTCTTTGATGGGATACACGATGTATACTCGCCCTATTTGGTCAGCAAACTTTCCGCTCTTGCTTGCCCTCTGTGACGACCTTGCACGATTGAATAGGTAAACGTAAACAATTTTCTCTGTTGGGCTAACGTCAATAGCCGAGAGGAATCGAGGGTAGACCATGTACCCATTGACCTTTGTATCGGCTGTCATGTATTCCATTTTCTCCTCCTGCAATAGTCGTAGACCTCTACAATGCGCTTACAGCCCCGTATAGCCGTGCCAGAGTCGTTTTCTGTATTCTGTCGATAAGTTTGTCATCTGACGATAAAAGCGTTTGTAGGGCTTCTGTTCGCGTATATGCAAAAGGCTGCCATTGCTGACAGCCATTCTGTTTCATGCCATGTAGTCCTCAAACCGTTTTACCGATTTGAAGATAATTTTGTTGTTACACCATCTCTGCAAGTGCCGAATCTCTTTCGGCGCAGATGGCTTGTTATAAATCATCACATAGGGGTCGTAGCCCAGATCACGAAGCGTGTAGATGCGATACAGGTCTTGCTCCAACGTGCTGTTGAAGTTCGTTAGACAGTAAACCATGCCAATGTTTGACTTGCGCCGAAATCCCTTTGCAAAGTCCTCAAACTTGCCTTTCAAGTCATCGTTAGGGTTATCCCACGCAAAATGCAGCGTGCCAATACGCATTTTGTTGATGTCCTCAATGTCAGCTTGATTCAACAAGCGAATGTCCAGACCTTGCGTGAAGTCGATTTTGGCGTGGGTATCAATGTACTGCTGCATGAGGTCACGCTTCTCTCTGCAAGCTGTAATGTTTGGGTCTAAAACTTTGATTTCGTCCTGACCACACCAAAAGTCGCTCACATCTGCCACTTTTACGGCACATCTTCCCTCTTTTGCTGCAACATGGCAGAAGGAACATCCTCTTGGGCATCCCCGGCTTGTCATGCTGACTGCAAACGGAAACTGTGGGTAAATACTATAATCGGGAAAAGACTTTTCAATTTCAGACGGCAAATCAACGTCTTTCAATTTATCGAATATTTCTTTTCCGTCCACTGTTCGGATTGCATATCCTGTGCCGCCTTTAATCACCTTGTCAGCATTCAAAGGTTCCGGCACGTCAGGGCTGTACACGTCTGAAAAAATCTTGCTCATGTACACGATGTCATAGTGGATAAAATCGCTCCACCACCATTCAACATCATCCCCTTTTGCCTTGTGATAGCTTGAAATCCGCATCAATGCAAGGTTTGGGAAGTTGTGTCCGTCTACGTCAATCAATCCAATTTTCATATTATCAATCCATCCAAGTGTACTCTTGGAACCGTTGAATCTGCTTGTTAAACGTGATGGGAAGGTCTCCTATCTCGCCTTCCTTGTTCTTGCTTAGCCGGAACAGGTACTTGTCGGGGTTATCGCCAGACAGAAGGATGATCGCATCTGCGTCCTGTTCAATCTGTCCGCTCTCTCGCAAGTCGGAGTTAGTAGGTGTTGCTCCGGGCTTAGATGGGTTTCGATTAAGCTGTGCCAGCGCCACCACGACAATGCCTGTGGTCTGTGCCAACTCGTGTAAGGCAATGGATATGGCTGTAATGGCGGCATATCTGTCCTTTGCGCCTGTTTCATGGATGAGTTGAAGATAGTCTACGAAGATGACTTGAGCCTTTTTACGGAGAGCCTGAGCCTTCATCCACGCCACATTCTTTCCGGCAGCGGAGCGGATATATAAGGGCATCTTCATGTTCTTTGCCTGTCCGTCAATCTCATTCAAGCTGACCGCCTTATTTTTCACCGTGTCTAGAGGGCAGTATATTTGATTAGCCATCAGACGCGCACCTAGCTTGCGTTTGCTGGTTTCTAAGCTGAAATAGTACACGGTGTAGTTCTGCTTTGCCATGCTTGCTGCTATTTGCAAGGACAGAGCTGTCTTGCCCGCAGACGGTCTGCCACCGATGATGATGAAATCGCCCGGAGAAATGTGCAGCGCTTCATCCAAACGCTCTAGGCCTGTCTTGATATACACAGGCTTCTCGTCCATGTGAAGCACATAGTCGTTCAGCACGTCCTCGTATGTCCACGCATCTTCTTCCTCAGCTTTCAGGCTCATCGCTTCGCCCATCTGCTGGTAGATGTCTGATAGATCAGAATAGTCGGTAAGCTCGCTGGTCATCTGAAATGCCAGACCTTGCACACGAGTGAGTGCAGCTTGTTCTCTGATAAGCTGTGCCCAACGCTGCATCTGCTCCCTGTCAATTCGTACACACTCTGATTCACAGGTTTGTACACACGCCAAGAGCGTCTGCGCTACGTCTGGATGTTGCGTGTTTATCTCGACTATATCTATCTTACCCCTAGCCGTCCAATAGCCCTGAACAGCCGCAAAAGCGTCTCTCAGCTCAGGCCTGAACAAGTCAAGTTCAAGGTCTGGTATGATTTCATCCACAATGCCCGGCTTGCAGAGCATCAGCGCACCGATAAATACCGTTTGAACGTCCATTGTCATAGTCTAGGAAACTCCATCTCCGTACTTTGCTCATACTGGTCATCCTGTTTCAATGCGTAAATGTCCTGCCATCCAGCATAGATGCTCTGGTCGAGAATGGCTTTCCAGTCGTTCCGATCAAACTTTTCCAGCTTGTTGCAGAGCATCTGTTTTGCTCGGTCTGTCATAGGCTTCTTGATTCTTGTACGCATCTGTGCGAATTCTCGCAGGGATTCCAACAGGACTTTATCGCCATGAGCAAAGTCGGAGAAGATGTCAGGTTTCTTCTTGACTGCACTCTCCGGCAAGGTCTTGACGTTCGTCTGACTGTCAGTTGATACAATGGGTTCATTGTCATCTGACTTTGAACTCATAGATGAGCTGACCTTCATCTCATTTATGACATGAGGATGAGCTGACTTTCGTGTAGACCATCCTTTTGACGCAATATCGCTTCTTTTCGATTCTTCATCGAGCAGATGCTTAATCAAAATAAAACAAGATTCTGCTTTTTTTGAGTTCAAAGTTGCGTCTTTTCCTTCAAAAACGTATGCACAGATTGCATCGTAAAGTTCCAGCTTCTCTTTACTTTTCAGTGTGGAGATGGCTTCAAAGTAGTATCGTTGGAACGTAAAGCTGTCTCGTTTTTTGTCCATACTCAGTCCTCTTTGTAGCGTTTGTTCCATGCTTCGATAAGGTCTTTCTTAATCTTTTCTTTATCGGCTGCGGAATAATCAAAGCTGTATGGCTTGCTCTCCATGAATACTCGACACTTGCATCCATTCTTGCCGTTTCCTCTTGTTATAGACATCCAGCTTATCAAATGGTCGCCCGTTTCGGTAATGGCAACTTCTCCGCCGCAAAACGGACATTTCTTAAGTTCTTCCATCTTTAATTCTCCTTAAAACAGGCACTCAGCATCAGATTCACGCAGCCAACCTTCGCCCGGAATGTTAACAATCTCATAATACTGCCGTGCAACGTAGATTGTTTTCTGCCCATCCTCAGTAATCAGACCGACAATCAGATAGTTGCCAGCAGCCATAAAGAACCAAGGGTTGCTCTTGTAAGTCTCGCCCTTCATCCAGTTTTTCATCCTGTTCACGGCTTTTTCAATATCCTTGTCGGAGCAGTCTGGATTGTTGTACGCAAAGAAATCCTCAGGAAATTTAAGTTTTTTCACTTTCTAAATCCCTCTCTTGTTCTCGTGATTCGTTTGAAAACTTCATGTAGCTTTGCGGCTTTACGGTATACAGGCCGATTGTGCTTCTGCTTGATGTAACCGCACTGCGTTTCGGACTGTCTGATAGCATTCGCAAGCTGTTCGATCGATGCAGCACATCGGTTCATTGCTTCTGTTAACGCTTCAAATCCATCCATCTTTAATCCTCCTTTGGTGGTTCTGGCATATACGCCCAGTGCGTCACTTGTGCGTACTTTTCGCCAAACTCGCTTTTCTCGAAATTGTAGTAGCCTTCGTAGGTATCAGTCCAGCATCGACCATTCCAAACCGCCTCAAATACTTCTGGTTTGTCACCAATAAGGGTTTTCATAGAAACAAGCACCGCATCGCAATCGTCAGGTGGAAGCCCTTCTTTTTCAATGGAGTGCCAAATCACTTTGCTTTCACTCATATTGCCCTCCTACACCATCGGAAACGCCATCCAATGCGTCACCGTCACATCTTTCGGCAGTCTCTCGCCTATCTCATCCCAGAACTGACCGTCTGCGTAACAGCCAAGAAAGTACGCTGTCGGCGAAAATCCTTGCAACATTTTTCCATCTTTATCACGCCACGTTGTCTTAGTCGCAAGCAACAAAGGCTGCGTCCGCTCTCGTGGCGGTTCGCTTGCTGGATGCCAGATGGTGCTGCTCATAATCTATTCTCCATCAAAGAACCACAGTTCGGGCAGTAGTTGTAGCGGTCTCGGTTATTTCTCGCATGGCAATTACTGCACATGAACCTCGTCTTATCTTCGTCTTGTACAATCCATTCAGCGGTACGCTCTAAGGCTGTCGGGGCATCTTCCACAACGTCAATGGCATCGCCAATACCGCAAGCACGGCATCTAACTCCATTGTAGTTCTCGCAGCCATCGCAATATGCTTTCTTGATTCTTTCAATAAGTGCGTTTCGTTCAAGGTATTCTGGATAATTAGACATTGCCTTTCACCTCGATTGTTGGCGCAGTGTCGATGTAATCAAGCACATCGTCTAGCGTATAGCCCATGTAGGCGTACTCGACAGTAAATTCTTGCTCTAATTCCTGCATCCATTCTTCGATACGCTTCCGTAGTGCATTGGCATCAATTGGTCTGGTTTCCATCGCCCTTTCTCCCTTCAATCTCCTTACAAACCGCCCTGTAAAACGCACCCCACGTCTTATAGTCGTAAGAATCGCCAAAAAAGCCTGTCCGCTTGCGCTCTGCAATGTCACGTTCAAAGCAATTAAGCGTCTTGTCCGTCAATTTCGGCAGAAGCGGTGTAATGTATCCGCAAACAAGGCTAGGCATATATGACCATCTGCCCAAGCAGTAGCGGACAGCGCAGTTGCAGACCGCTCCGAAGTCGTCATTTGTGGGGTCTACCATGCCATTAGGAACGTCTGACCTTAAATCATCAACGCTGCATTCAAGAGCTTCTGCGAATTTTACCAGCCGCGTTTCTTTCTTTACGCCACGCTTTTGCTTTTCAACAGCACTAACGTATGCGCCGGTCGTCCCGATCATCCTTGCAACATCTTTCTGTGTGATTCCAAGTTCAAGTCTGCGCTTTTTGATTTTCTCCCCTGTTGTCATTTTTATACCCCCGCCTTGTACATCGTATATAAGACCACAAATCCAATCAAAAAAATAAAAATGTGGAGAATTGCATTCGCAAGAACCTTTATCTTTTCATCGGAAATTTCGTTCAAAAATATATCCCATATCAAAATTTTTTCAATGAGATATACTATCCCACATATAAATATTCCAACCAGAAAAGAAACTAAAACCACAATCAACGCATTTCCAAGATTACTCATTCTCTTTCTTCTCCCATTCCTTGCATCCACGTTCGTCCCACACGAAGTCTGCAACGTGTTCTGACTGGTCGTTCACACACACGTCCTCAGGTTCTGCGTACCATTTGCAAGAGCCACAGGACGGCTCAGATTTGTTCTTGCAGGATTCTGCTGTGCATCGAACAGCCTTTCCAGCAGAGAACTGCTTGATGCCCATGCAAGAGCAATGTTCGGTGGTGCAGTAGAAGTTCATTCCTCCGTCTCCTTCCATCCGATAAATTCACACAATCCAACGGTGTTATTGGAGCAACGATGAATGAGGACTTTATCGCTTATTTTGAATTTTGCGATAAATCCAATTTTGCTTTCTTTCATTTCATTTTCAAACATCCAATCAACAATGTCTTTGTCGATTCTGACATCGCCTTCGTCCGTCATGGTTGCAAAGCACTGTTTGCATCTATAAAGAGCGCAATTTTTCATCTTCTCTGCCCTCTCTTTCCCCTGTTGAACCGTCCGATCACTCGCTTGTACTCTGCATAGCACTCCGGGCACAGGTCGCCTGTGTCCCTGCGCCACGCCCAGTCCTTAAAGTATTCGTCAGGGTTCATCATCCTACCGTCCAGAACTGCTCCGCAGCGGTCACACACTCGCTTGTGGTAGATTCCTCTGTCAGTTTGCATATTATCATCCTTCCACATAGCGCCAGCTCTGGGGCGGGCTGGTAATTTCCACAGGCCGCATACCAAACCGTGTGCTCTGCAAGCCTGTGAACGCCCGCAGTTCGCGCGGCTGGTCATAAATCTTCAGGTCAGAGATATGCCACGCCCAGCCGTGACACTTGTTCAGGTAGTGGACAATGCGGTCTCTGTCCATGCAAGCTATTTCTTCGACATCATCCGGGGCGCGGCATATCGGTGCAAGCTCCCAAATCTTGTCGCAGACGAACTCGCCAATGACCGTACCATCCAACCGCTGCCAGCCTTTGCCGGGGACGATTCGCAGCTAGCCCATCTTCGACTGATCTTTCGTGCAGTAGATGTAGCACTTGAATGGAGGCTTCACGCCCTCCGGCTTCGTCTTGCGCACTTCTACAGTCTTTTCTTTCAGTACAATTTTGCTACACCATACCGGTTTGATGCTCAACAGAACCGACTTCATTTTTTATTCTCCCTTCCCGACATCCTTAAACAGGATTTCTTTGTCTGCTTTCCAGTCTTTGATTTTACACGGAATGTCCGTGCCTGGAACGGTCTTTTTTAGCCCGTCCATCTGCCAGACGTTCCACGAGATAGTGTCCGCGATGCAGTCAAGAAAAATGGGCATGAAGCCAATTTCTAGCTTTTCAGCATCAAACCGATACCTAAAATTTTCGATCAGTGTCAGGAACAGATTGCACCGTGCTAGCAAGAGATTGTCTCCCTGCCACTCATAGCCGTATGTCGATGCGTAGGCGTTAATTGCCCAGCACATCCACATATCGTAGTCGTGGAACTGCTCTGCCAGAACATTCAGCTTTCTGTCCAGCAGACCGATTCTGTCCGGCACGGCAATCATCTTCCCTGTTGTTGTATCATATCGGCTTGTCAGGAACGGTGCTTCGCCACAGGTTACTTCAAGGCAAGTCTTATTGATGTATTCTTTCCAATCCTCGCCCTTCAGGTCGTTTTCGGCAATGTCTGTCATCTTCTTGCAAACCCAAGTCGGCGTAAACACCTCTGCTTTCTTGTTGGTTCGCTTCTTTTGGTCTGCCAGCCGTTTCTGTACACGAGGGACAAGCTGAACCTTGTCCAGCTGTTCCAGCGTGATTTCATCTGCAAAGCCAACGTCCAGTTCGGGCGGTGGGTCTGTCGCCCAGATGATGTTCTTGCCTGTCGTGTGGTCTTGCAAGAGGACAGGCAGGAACGTGCGTAGGCAGGGGTCGGAAAAATCAATCAAAGTTCCCATTTGTCAGCCCTCACCATGATTGTGTTCTTCTCTTTCAGCCAGTCCTTGACGCAATGAAAGCAATGCTCACGGTTCTGGCAACGCTCCGGGTCACGATGTTTGATAAGTTCGCAGATGCCCCGCGTAAAGTTTTCTGTAATATCTTCGTCCGTCATGGAACGGATAAAATCGCCGTTAGTCATGTTCCACCACCTCTCTGTACTCCACGTCAATCCCTTTTGGCAAAGCCGTCTGGTACTTCTGGGCGAGCTGTTCTGCGCTCTGAGCATCGCCCAACGGCTGTTCAGGCGGCGCAACGGTGACTTCCACGTTGTCACGCATACCAAAGTAGTTCTTGGCTCGGAAAATCCACTCTGCCGGGTTCTCCTGACCGTACATACCGTTGTACGCCCACATGGACTGCATTTGCAGAATCAGCTTTAGGATGTACTTCTGCTGTAAGCTATCGTCACGGCGCTTGCCCGCCATAATCTGCTTCAGGCTCACCCATTCGATGCCCAGCACCAGTGCAATCCATTCCACAACAGGGGAGATTCTGGCTTCGATGCAAGCGTCAAAGAAGAAGTCAAGTCGTCGCTGCACTTCAATCGGGTTGTTCATGTCCACGCTCGGAAGGTCGCCAAAATACTTGGCTGCAATCATGCCGATAACCTTCTTGTCCTCTTCATCACCGATTCTCGACTGCAAATCGCCTGTGTTCAGCATCTTAGACCTCGTGATTGCTAACTCCTGTTGTTCTTTCACCTTTTTACTCACCTGTGAGCGGATAGATTTCCGTTTATTAAGCATCTGTTGCTTCTTCTTCTCGCGCTCTTTCTCGCGCTTCGCAGCGGCTTCTTCTTTCGCCTTTTGCGCCCGCTTCTCACGCTTTTTCTTTTCAGCTTCGGTCAGCGGCGGTCTGCCACGACCACGCTTCGGGGGTGTTGCCATGTGTCAGGCCTCCTTTGGCGGTTCAGGAAGCGGCATCCAGCAAATAATGTCCCTTTCTTCATTTGATTTCCAGTTTCCATTCTTAAAAACACCAACGCCAAAAAGATAATACCAACGGCTCGTGTCCTTATCGAGCCAGTGATAATAAATAAGATACATCCCATCAACATTCGGGTCATTATCGTTTGCGTTTATCCAACAATCTCCATGAAAAACATCTCTTGGAAAGCACTTGCTTATATTTGAGTTTTCTTTTGTAAGCACGACACTCTTTACACCATCAAATACTTTCTTTGGTAAATAGATTTCAACCGTTTCTGCATCAATCATGCAAAATTTGCAATTCATATCATTACTCCTTTAATCCCATATAGATTTCCATACAGGATAGCTTAGATGCAATCCACGCAATCGAGCAGCAATCATTTATTGGTCGCCACCAAGCGCACTTTTCTTTCTCGCAGACGCACCGACCAAGCGGATTGCTGGTCATCTTCATCGGGCAGTAAAGTTCTTTGTCCATTGGTTATTCCCCGTTCATCTCATAACATTTGCTGTAGTTCTCGTTGAACCCCAAACACCAAGCTAACTCAGAAGCCATTTCCTGATAAATGCCTTTGATATTAAGCTCAGTTTCGGATTTCGCACAGCCACTATAAAGACCATACAGAAAAGCCAGTTTTTCACGCCCTATCATGTTGATATCCTGAATCATCATTTCCACCCCATAACAACAGCCGTACAAACGGCTAGACACACGTTGACGAACAACCAGACGAGCATTGCCTGCCGCTTTTCAAACAGGTTGTCTGCCATGTTTTTGATTGTCCGTTCGGACTGAACTACCACCGCCAGCAGGACTAGGCAGACCAGCCAGCGAGTTGCAAATTCAAACATCATCGTTACCACCTGTTCATAATTTCAAATTCTCTCATGTGAAGTTTCTCGCCGCAAAACGGACAAATCCTTTCCTCTTGGAATTCTTTCTTTTTCATATATGCTTCATGCTTCACGGATGTCATACATCTATCGCAAGAATAGGTCAAAATGAAGTGAACCGGCTTTTCTTCTTGCTTTTCTTTTGGATAAATCTTTTCTTCAAATACATCGTACAGCTTTTGGAAACCAGCTTTTGCGCTCTTTACCCACATATCGTGCCCGGCTTCTGCTTCCTCTTTACTGTCATATCCTCGAACAACAATCCACTCCCCACCCCTAAATTGTTCGTGTTGAATCGCCGTTTCGTAATTCCAATCCCTATCGTCAACAGCGCAAGTGTCAATGTGATAGCCATTGACGGTATCTTCCTTCAGTTCTCGTTCATAGCGAGGGCGTTGATTCATAAATCCAAAAAGCTCACTTGCAAAATCAAACATTGTTATCCTCCATCAAATCGTCCACGCTCAACTGACCGGGAAGAACGCCATCTTCCATCCACCAGTGGAACATTTCTTCGCCAGTTTCAATTCCGTTCCAAACAGATGTGTTTTGAAGCCCTTTGTTTTTTCGTACTTTGAGCATCCTGTCAAACGCTTGGACGTACATTTTTTCATAAGCAGTCCAACGAGCAAACTGCCGCTGTCTGCCCCCCCCCTACCGGCCATAGGACAGCCGATGCAACCGACACGTTTCCAGCCGTCACAGTAAAGCGGATTGATGGGAAGATGTTCACTGTGTGTATAGTCCCACACATCATCGTCAGACCAATCCACAATAGGGTTGACCGTCATTTTACCCTTGAGGTTGCAGGTCTCGAACAGTTGCCGTTTTTCATCGTTGTCGCCCATGAGAATGATTCGCTTTGCAGGGTCTTTGTGCATCACTTCCATAATGCCACGACTGTTTTTGCGCCGTGCTGATTCAGCCCATCGAACGCCTGTGGCAATAAACCGATTTTTTCCTGTGTTTTCCTTCAGAACTTCACAGCAATACCGCACAAGTCTTGTCGGTGGCATCAGCTTTTGCGGAATCAGTGTCCACATGGACACGGGTTTGTCCTTGTATCGGGGCATGACGATGGAGCATTTGATTCCACGCTCTTCCATTGCCTTGAACTGCTCACGGATGAAATAGACTGTCTCCGGCGCATCTGCTGTGGTATGGCTGTTAACCACCTCGAAATTGATTCCTGCACGTTCAGCCAGAGCCACAATCACCTGTGAATCCTTGCCGCCAGAGTATGTGACCATGAGCGGTTTCTTGTAACGATGCTCGGATAGCCGTGCAGCGTCCTGCAACCGTGCGATAGCAAGCTGTTCCTTGTCCATCAGCTCCACCTTTCTCTCAGCTCTTTTTCGACCTGTTCTGATTTTGCTGTGATGTAATCCGCAAACTCGTCAGGTGTCATGTCCTCTTCTTTGAACTTGCCGACCATTTCCCAGTACCTGTCACCAATGCGGATGATTTTCTGCACTTGTTCATCGGTCAGGTCTGCATCGCACCGAAGGTTCTGAATCAGTGCGCCCCATGTGGCAGCGATACCATCCAGAGCCATGTGGAAGCCGTACAACTGGTTCTGCCGTGCGATTTTGCGGAGGTTGGCTGACATCGCCTGTTTGCCAGACGAGGGGCGATTTCTGCGCTTATTCATCTTATATCTCCTTGCCGGGGGGTGGGGGGGAAAAGTTCAAACGTGACTTTCAGCGTTTTACCGCCACGAACTTCCCATGCCTTTTGAATCTTGTTCTTACCGTCATGCTCCATTTTAATGATAAAATGATTGACGACCGCTTCAATAGCTTCTCTTGTTACCTCCTTCACGCTTCGCCACGCCTGTAAGCCATCTTTGTGGGGTGGGGCATAAGTCCAAACGTAGACATTTCCAAACGGTCCACATCCAACATGATATTCAGCCATTTTTATTCTCCTTTTCTTCAAGGCGAGAGAGCCAGCGGGTTTCTTTTTCATCTTCGATTTTGATAACCTTTTCCATGTACCTGTTATAAATCAAGATTCCGTCTCTTTCGGCGGACTTGCCAAACATGGTTAGGCAGACAAAAACATCCGCCATTTCTTCTTGTATATTTTCTAAACATTCCTCAACACTCTTCGGTGTCGGGTTCGTACCGTCCAGTGCTCGGCGCAGCTTCAACGCAGCCTGTGCCAGTTCGGACGCTTCTTCTGCCAACTGTGCCAAGATTTCCGTCTTGGGCAGGATGTCTGAAACCTTCTTGCTCACTTCTGTTCTCCTTTCAGCCATTTGTTCAGCTTTGACATGCAAGAGGGGCAAAGAAACGGTTCATCATAGCAATCGCAACTCCAGTAGTCCCATGCGTCATGCACGTTCTTATCAACCAGAATCACGGCATTTGGCTTATGCCTTCCCATCTCATCGGGCGGTTCAGGATTAAACACTTCTCCGCAGCGATCACATTTCATGCTCATTCTCTTTCTCCAATCTCTTTAGCAGCCCATCCACGTCATACCGCCAATGGACACGCAGCCTTTTTGCTTTAATCTCTATCCCCTCTTGCTCTGCCCACTGCCAAGGGATGCTCTTGCGGCTCTCGTTGTAACGGAACGCCAGAACCTTGCTGGCAGAGATTGCAAAGGTGCGGTTGACCGCCCTATAATTGACTATCACATGGGCGGTCTGACCGCTATACCCCATCGCTTCCACCATGTCCGTGATGTGCTTTTCCTTGCGGTATTTGCGCTCTGCCTTGTCGTACTTGCCGAACACCTTTTCCAGAGGAATAGAGGGCGTTTCGATGGTTTTCAGTTCAAACAGGTGGTTCATCGGGTATCGGTACACAAGGAAGTCGCAGATGTTGTCGATGGAAAAGGACAGATTCTCGTTGCCGCCGTAGTAGGTGGCAGCACTGTCTTTCAGGCGGTAGCACCACGCATCGGATGGGACGGATGCTTTGAAGTCTGCTTCAAACTGCTTGCCGGTGTTCATTCGTTGTCCTCGATTTTTTTGGCTTCTCTGATACGTAGTCGAGCTAGTTCGCTATTTGCATATCTCAGTTGCCAGCTGCCAAACCAGCCTTTGTGAACAAGTTTTCCGGCGCAGTAAACAAACTCCTGCTTCATCAAGTCATCAAGTGAAATGATGTAACTGCCCGGCTTATACTTTCTTTTGCTCATCCTCGTTCACCCCTAAATTCACTTCCGAGAAACCGCTTCTTGCCTTTTTCCAGGTGCTTGTCCTCATAATCACGGTGGTACACGCTCTGGCTGTGGTTCAGCTCATACACGAATGCTTTGCGTTCCTCAAAGTCTTTCTTCTCCACCTTGTACTTCTCGCAGGTGTCATGACAGGCTGTGTGGCGTGATGTGCAGTCTTTGCAACAGGTAATCATTCTTCGCCAAATCTCCTTTTTGTTACAGCCATCGGGAACTCTTCGATTTCGCTTGCCCACCGTGCGGTGCCCTCGCCGTATGCTCTTTGCCAGACCAAAGGGAAACCGCCCAGGCCATCGAACAGACTGCCTATCCTCATTTCCTTAATGATTCTTGCGGCATCCAAAAACAGCACGGAACGGTCGTCGTCAAATCCAAGCCTTTTTCCCGCCATAGACAAGCCCTGACATGGGCTTCCGAACGTGATGCAGTCCACAGGCTCTATCTGGTCGCCGTGAATCTTTGTAATGTCGCCTAAGTGCTTCATCTTTCCAAACGCCCGTCCAGCCAGATAGCGCAGCTCTTATATAAGGTAGGCGGTCAGTCCGTTTTGTCTTTGCAAGCTTGTTTACAGGCTTCGCATTTATGAAACGGCTTATCAAGCCAGCACTCGAACAAAAGACATTTAGGAAGGTCAAATTCCATAGGAGCCTTTCTTCCGTGCGTTCTGTTTCTTCGGACGTGATAATGGCAAGCCATTACATATCCATCAACATCTTCTCCGTATGCACAACTTGTTGCATCAGGTGAAACCATGTGCTTAACATTGATTTCGATTTCTTTCCTCATCTTATCGCTCTTTTCAAAATTTACGTTGATACGTTATTTTAGAATGGCAAATCTTCACTGTCCTGAATTACGGCAAAATCGCCAGTATCAGGAACGGAGCCAGACCCACCAGACAGCGTTTTCTTCGGTCTGACCTCATAGTCGCCGGAACGAATCTTGTCCACGCTGGTGAAGCGGTCAACAACCAGCTTCGTCTTGATGTTGCCATCGTTGCCCATGTACTCTTCCTCACGGAGAACCACGCCGACCAGCTTGCCGCGCAGGGTCTTTTCATCGTTATTGAACTTGTAGCCGGGATTGGACTGCTCCACAGCTGTGATAAAGCCCTTGAAGAAGGGCAGCGCCTTCTCTTTGTAGCTCTTGATGGTCTTGCCGCCCCACGCCCATTCACCCGGATTCAGCTTGCCGTGCTCGACAAGGGAAGCGGTCTGTTCACGCCAGTAGCCCTTGAACTCGCCCTCTGCGACTTCCCACTCGATGTTAAGACGCTCCTTTGCAGGCTCGTCAATTGCCTTGCAGATACCGGCAACATAGCCGCCAACAGGCAGGTCACGGCGTTCGGTGGCTTCCTGTACGTCATTCCAGTTGATGTTCTTCATTTGTTACTCTCCTTTGTTTTCCGGATGAACCGGAATGTTGTAATACTCACGGATGGTCTTGTCTACGGCGGCGAGGTCGTTCTCGATCAGCGCATCGTTGAACATCCCAAGAGGGGTTTTCACGGTGTCCATCCCATCGTTGCGAGTGCTGAACAGGTATCGTCCATCCTGCACAACGGTTTTCAGAACGATGGTGAAGTACCCTTCCACGCAGACCTTCTCGTCCAGCAACTTTCCGATGGTCTTGAACTTCTCGCCACCGTCTCCGTCACGCTCGCTGTGCCCGAAAAAGTAGACCACAACATCATCCGGCAGTTCCTTCGCCCGCATCAGCAAGGCGTTGAAGTTAGCTGCCATGTCGGTAAACTTCTGGTATCCAGCGACTTTTGCGTTCCGCATGAACTCGCCTGTCATAAGGTAGGTGGCATCGTCAATGACGATGGACTTACGCTTGGTGCTGTGGATTGCGACATCAATCTTGTCGTAGTTGTTGGTGATATAGGTTTTCATGTTGCTGCGGAACGGTAGCGGCTTGCCAAGCACGTTGATGACCGCAACCTGTTCCGGGTTAAAATTCCGAAGGGAAGCGGATTTACCGCTGCCGGAGTGACCGTAGACCATTACTAATACTGCCATTTTTCTTTCCTTTCTTCGGCTTCATTAGGCTTCATTGTTCATACTTTGGCTTAATATGGCTGTACAAAAGTCAACCAGCCATCAGTTCTGCCAACTGTGCACGAAGGTCTTTCAGCTCTGCTTCCCTGTCCTCGATTTCAGACTGCAAGTCCTTAATCTCAGCCAGCCGGTCAGCTTCTTTGGCTTCCGCCATTTGCTCGTTGGTCATAAAGTACACGCCGTCATCCGGCTCGGTCACGCCACCGAATCTATCTAAGCTCACGCTAATCATTCTTTCTGGGCCGTCCTCTCTGTTTTCTGTGCTCTTGGATTTGAAGAGCTGAGTACCACTGACTTGTGTCGATTTCAATAGTAGACCACCGGTAATCGCATTCTTTATTCAAGCAGTGCTTTCTACGGATGATACAATCATCCTCGTTTCTGGTGTCTACAGTCGTGACACTTTCCTGTCCGCACATCGGGCATTTCACTGAACATCCCTCCACTCGTTGGTGTGGTGGGCGATTCGCTTGATTTTGCGATTTTCGCGTTCAATACGCTCGTTCTCCGCGCTAACGCCGATAATAGCGAGAATCAAAGCGGTAAAAAGCATAGACACGGACAGCAGCGTATATCCAAGCATCCCCCAGCCATTAGAAGCGCCATTGATAGCATTTCCACATCCAAGCGCTGCAACGGCGATGGATATGCTTATAAAGCACAATACAGTGCCTTTAACAGTTTTCATTTCTCTTCACCTCTTTTAAAACAATGTCAAATCCGTTCGTCTTTTTCTCGTTGATGACTATTTTTGCATTCAGCGCCTTTGCGATTTTTAGAAGCGTATCGACACGAACGGAACTTTTCTGCTTCTTTCGCTTGCCCAAAATGCTGTAAATCGTCGGTCTTGATACTCCCGATCTACGGCTAAGGTCGTTGATGTTGAAGTACCTGGCTTTCATTGCATCTTCCAACGTCATGCTTTCTTACCTGTGCCGAAAATCCAGCAGGTGGCCATCAGAGCGCAGATTCCGATAATGTACCAGGTCGCTTTAGCGCCGATCAGAATCTTGATATGATGCACCAGCCAGAAGTTTAGCAGGAACGTTGCTAGAACCAATGCCAGGACAATGCCCCAGATCAGGGCAATTTCCACGAATGCTTTCATCTTTATCCTTTCTTTGAATGTGTTCCAGCCGGTCTTTCTCCCGGCTGTGCCAGCGGATTTCACGCTGACCGTAGTATTTACCGTTCATCAGGAGCCTTCACCTTTCCCTGTGCAAGTAAAGCACTGTAATGGCCGTAGCTCATTCCGTATCGTTTTGCGGCATCGTTCATCTGGCGCACGGTATACTTTGGAGGTTCGTGCTTTTGAGGTTTCGCACGTTCTGGTTCCTGCACATCCCAAGTGATTTTGAACTCGCCAGATGCTTTTAGCTCATTCAGCTCTTTTTTCTTTTTGGCTTTGTACTTTTTGGTCAAATCCTTGTTTGCATCTGCTGCGCATTCGGGGTGATACTTCTGAGACCAGACCTTTCGGATCATCGGCTTCTTGCACCAAGCACATAAAGCCGCTTCCGGTTCAGGCTTGATTCCTTTCTTTATAAGGGCCTGCCGTTCTCTGCGAACAATGGCTTTACACTCTTCACAGTATTTCTTGCATGGGTTTACGAGGCCAAGAAAGGCACCGCAGCGCTCACAATACTTTTTCTCCACGCCGTTTCTCCTCTTTTAGCCTTTCTTCTCTGTTGTGCCACTCAAAACACTGGTTAATGGATTTCTCCATCCACAACACCTTGTTGGCATCGTTTCTGGATACGCCAGCTGCCATTGCCAGCTTTAGTCTGCGCTTGCGACTTTGCGCTTTACGAAATTTCATCACCAGCACTCACCAGCCTTATCTGTGATGAACTTCGGGACTTCCCGACCTGTGGCAATGCACAGCGCAACTAGCTTTTCGACCCAGATGTCAAACAGGCTTTCTTTTGGCATATAGCACTGGCCAACACAAGGTTCCTTAAAGCTTTTCCAGATCGTCAGGCCGACGGCACCATCCGTGACCGTCCATATCATACTGTAACCTTCATTGCACAGGTTGTACAAAATGTCTCGTGCTCTGCTTTTGGCTTCGTTGATTTCAAATGCATCCCAGCGATTTTTGCTTTTCTCGTAGGCTTCCACCGCCTTGTTAATGGCGTGGTGCGCTTCGTTCGGGTGTTCAAGGTCTACCTTTAAGGTGATAATCTGTTCCATGTTCAGTCCTCCCATCCTCCGAAATCTTGCTGTTCTGCAACAGCCCCGGTCTCGATTCTCGGCGTGATGCCCAGCTTCTTGAGCTGCTCATGGATGAGCTTTTCACCCTCGACCGTCCAAACCGTCGTGTTCGGAATATAAGTCTTGCCGTTGGAGCGCTGAATGGCTTTGCCTTTTCGATTCTTGGTGTATCCCTTGCCTTGATAGGGCTTGTACAGCACCCACTGACCATCGCTGTCTTTGTACTGAACTCGCTGGCTGTAAAGCAGCTTGTTCAGCTTTTCAGCAGTCAGACCGTAGTCCTTCGCAATGCTGGTGGCCGTCCGGCAGTTGTCCGCAATGCACACAGCACGAGCGAACTCAGCATCCGGTGTCAGCTCTGCAATCCGCTTGTCCTTCTCTTCCAGCTCCTCATGCGCTGCGATCAGTGCAGTTGCAAGAAGCTGCGACCGGGTAAGCTTCGGCGCGTTGTAGCTTCCAGTCTTACGGATTGCAGGAAGCACATCGTTCGTTACCCATCTGCGGAACGGAGCCGCTTCCGGTTTGTCGCTGCGAAGAATGACATGGTACAGGCCGCTTTCGTTGACGATTACCATTTCCTGTTTTCCGCCAAGGGTGTCAATCAGACTGACACCCTTTTCGTCATCATCTAATCGGTCAGCAGCCATGCGGTTATTGCTAATACCAAGCACAGCGCACACGTCTTTCAGAACGAACCACGCTTCGCCGTCCACATCGACTGTGCGAACCTTGTTGTTCTGATATTCAAAAACTTGAATGTTTGCCATTTTTCTCCCCTTTCTTACAATCCCGAATCCTGAATATTCAAAATCCGGCAGATGCTTTTTTTGATGCCGGGCGTTTCCAGCTTCCCCGTCTTAACCTTGAAAAGGTAGGAACGGTCAAAATATCGTCCGGTATCCTCCTTGACTTTTTCAATCAACCAGTCGTTAGTCTTGTCTTTTTGGATAAGAGCAATCTCGATTTGTTTGCCAAAGTCACACAGAGGTTTTTTTTCAGCCATTATTTCACCTCCGGCTATTGATTTTTACGCATAAGTGTAATATAATGAAGTTGCTAGAAATCATTCATTACGCCTTCGCGGTACGGTCTTAGTATAATACGCTTTCGCGTAAAATGCAAGGCTTTTTTAAGCGTTCGCGTAATTTCAGCAAACCTTACAATGCGAGGACTGGAATTATGGCAAACTTGTACGAAAATATTGAAAAACTCTGCAAGCAGCGTGGAGTAAATGTGACCACAATGTGCAAGGAATCGGGTGCAAGCCGTGGGTCTTTGACCGATTTGAAAAACGGTAGAAAGCAAACCTTGAAATATGAAACGCTCGATAAGATAGCTTCTTATTTTGGAACAAGCGTAGATGCTTTGGTTTCTGGCGAACATAAAGAAAACCCGCCCCAGCAGCCGCAAAGTGAAGTCGATGCAGCAGTGGAGCGGATTAGAAGAAAACTTGAATCTATGCCGAAGGAACAGCGTGAAGCTCTTATGAACCTGATCGAGAAGATGTAACGTTCATGCCCGGTAAAATAAAAAAACCCCTTGTGCCGGGCTGGTGTAGCTCTGCGCAAGGGATTTTCTATTATTCCAAGTCTAGTGCTTGTTCCGCTGCCGGAATCTTTTCAGGATGTTCCAGCAGCCATGCAATAAATCGGTCAATCTTGGCTCTTTCCTGTTCACTCATTGTGGCATATCCTCCCGATCGGTAAGTACGGACGTTCATTTGATACGATTATACACCTTTTGGTTGTCAAGTCAATGCATTTTTAACAACTTCGTAAAAATTGAACGTTTTCTTCGTATCCATTACTTCACATCAGGGAAGCCAAAAATTGCGATGACAATGATTAAGAGCCACATTAAGTTTAAGTTACCCTTTGCTTTGTAACATTCCGTTGAGCATGGAACGAAAGGGGTTATCCGGTAAATTGTCCAGCACATCTGCTTTTACGAGAGCGTTTGTGCTGATGCTGTGTGAAACATTGTTTAGCTGCACAATGGCATCGTCTAAGTCCTTCACGGTTGCTCCGCGCCGTTCCATTGACTGGAGGAAAGTTTTCACTTCTTCAAGAACGACAGGGTTCTCGACTTTATAGAATCCATTCGTAAAGTCCATCTTCTTCTCCTTTCACAGTTCCACAAGCTGTCCATCAATGCGTTCGATGCTATCTGCCGGGTCGTGCCCATCGTCTAAGGCGGCTACGGCGCGTTCCAGGATGCCTTTTGCTTCGAGGTAAGCATCTTTATCAGCTTCGTACGCAGAAAGGCTCAGGACAAGCTCTAGCGCCCGTCTGCGAGCGTATGGGACAATCAGATCATCTACGGTTCGGTTCATTAGCTTTCCTCCCATGGTTCAGGTGTGTGCGGTTGCCCATCGGGAACGCTTGCAGGCATTCCGTCGATGATCGGCATACGTTCATGGTTCCAGATTACAGTTTCTCTCATTTTTGTTCCCTTCTTCTTTGGAATTTTTTGACAATACAGTTATAACACAGGCTGCTGTTGGTTCTCCATAGCAGCTTTTTCCATTTTTTGGCTTGTCGAACCCAGCAGTTTTGCTGGATTTTGTTGAAAGGGTGAGAATTTATGGATGAATATTTGGTAAGAACAGCCAAAGCATTGGAGATAGCTCGAATGCGTTCCGGCTTGAGCCAGCAGAAGTTAGCGGCAAAAATGGGCGTGAATCGTGGCACGATAGCGAATTGGGAGCAAGGTCTGGCAGCTATTTCTCTGCCAATGGCTATGCGCTGGTTCACCTGCTGCGGCGTATCGGTGGCTCGATACATGGACGCTTGCATTCATCCGGGGCTACTTGAACACCTTGAGGACGACGTTTCCGATTTGGAGAAACGGCGAATTCTTATAGATGCTATGATGGAGTGTTCCTCCTATGAGATAGATGCCTTGTTGTACATCCGGTACGGAGATCACGGCTCAGACCATATCGGTGTGCTGACGGAGATTCTGGCAAACCTCCACACACCGTTGAAGGACAGGGTCGCTGTCTGCCGGATGGTGTCTGGTAACTATGAGATGGCACAGGCCACCGGAACAGACCCAGACCCGAACGGAACCGCCGCAAAGATGGAGATTCTCTATCAGGCGCAGGACGCTGGAACAGACGCGGCTATGAAGTCCAACGATTCATATACCGTGAATCCCAATAATATAACTGGCTGATTGTCGAATTATCGAAGTTTTTACGGTATACAGGGGGACGTGCTCCACTTTTTGTACACAATAGGCCTGTTATAAATATGGTTTTGGGTTGTCATTTTGTCCCCCATAGAATCGTAAATGGTGGATTTTTGCGGATGTAATTAACGAATTCGCGTGAAATTTTCGTTCATCAAAGCGTGACTTGTCAATTCGCCCCCTATTGGTGTGATTGCACTCCATTTTCTGTACACGATAGAACCGTCAGGTAGATTATAAGGCTTGATGGACGTTTCTTATTCAGCAAAAAGAGTTGTCGTTTTCCACAATCTGCCCGTTGAAGAGAAGAAATTGTTGAAAATGTATCGTCGTCACTATTTGATGATGATTATTTATCTCTTGTTTATCTCTTGTTTATATATATAGTAAGAACGTGTACAAAAAGTGGAGCATTGTGTACATAAAGTGGAGGAACGTGTACAAGAAGTGGATGGTATCGTGTACAAAAAGTGGAGTATCGTGTACAAAAAGTGGAGTATCGTGTACAGAATGTGGAAGTCGATTGTTGAAAAAATAATTGTGTACAGAATCATTGACGTGTACACGATACAGTGGTATAATAGGGTAGAAGAAATGAGGTGATGCAATGCCAGAATTGACAGGAAACAACCTTGTCGAAAAGAGCAAGGCATTGGTTTGGGCGAAGTTTACGGACTACACAGCAGGCGAGCTTCGGCTGCTTGAGGTCTATCTGAGCCGTATCAATCCGAGAGACCCCGAAAGCTCTAACGTGTCGTTTACGCTGGCTGAATATTGCAAGCTGCTGGATTTGAAGCTCAATTCAAAGAACTTGAAGTCGCAGGTTAAGCACTTTTTGGGCAACGTGGTTTCAGTACCACTGAATGCAGATGGAACAGAATATGTGATGTATCCACTGTTCACAAAGGCAGAGGTCAAGTTCAATCGAGAATCCTTGTCCTATGACGTTTCAATCAACTGTAATCCTGACTTGCGACCTGTGTTTTTCGACATTGCAAGAAGCGGCTACGTCAAATACCGTCTGCGCTATACGATTGGGATGAAACAGCAAGCATCTATTCTGATGTACAGCATGATTCGAGATTGGATGAATCGCTCTCTAACATCGAACAAGATTGGTTTGAAGCAGCTACGTGACCACTTGGGGGCAAACGATGCAAGTTATGACGACTTCCGGGCTTTACGCCGCAGAGTTCTTGAACCAGCAGTGGAAGAGATCAGCAATGTTTCAGACATCGTCGTTGACTTTGAGAAGATTTGCACAGGGCGAAAGGTAGTAGCAGTTGAGTTTCGATTCGGGTACAAATCCAAGCAGCCCGTCATAGATGCCGATTCTAGCGAGGTTGATTGTGAGACGGCCAATTCCAAGCCGGAAAGTAAAAAAAACGCAAGAAAGTCCCGCACAAGTGGATATGAAGGGTACGACTGGTCTGTGTGCGATGCTCTATCCGTTCAAGAGTGCATCGAGGTTGCAAAGGTTGTCGAGGTAAAGATGATGGAAGAACACCCATCTATCAAGCTGCCGAAGCGGAGAGATGCGGTCTATGACATCGTAAAGGCTGCGTGTGCGGATATTCTTTCAATCAACCGTGACCCTTGGCCTGACCATCCGAAGCGGTATTTGATTGGCAGTCTGAAGAAGGACGGTGCGATTGAAGAGTATCTTCCGGCATTTTATGAGATTGACGCACTGCAAAAGTAATCAGACATAGAAAATAAAAGAAAGAGTGATAAAATGGCAAAAATCATAGCTGTCGCCAACCAAAAGGGCGGCACAGGAAAGACTACCACAAGCACCTGTCTGGCTGGTGCATTGCAGTTGCTTGGCAAAAAGGTCTTGCTGGTGGACTGCGATGCCCAGTGCAACGCAACGGACACCTACGGCGCACAGACAGAGGACGTATGCACCTTGTTTGACGTGATGACCCGGCAAGGTACGGTCGAAGAAGGAATCCAGCACTGTGAAGCTGGTGACATTCTGCCGTCAGACAGTGCATTGAAGGACATTGACGAGCAGCTTGTCCGGGACATGGGCAAGAACTTCCGGCTGCGAGAAGCCCTTGAAAGCGTGTCTAGCCAGTACGATTACATTGTGCTGGACACTCCCCCGCAGCTTGGTCTTGCGCTTGTGAACGCGCTGATCGCCGCCAACAGCATCATCGTGCCCATCACAGCAGACCGATATGCACTGGCTGGTTTGAGCCAGCTTTCGCAGACCATCGGCGATGTTCGCAGATATTTCAATCCGACTTTGAAGATTGAAGGATTGCTTCTGAATCAGTACAAGAGCCGTGAGAACCTGTCCAAAGAGGTTGTGGAGCAGCTCCCTGTGATTGCACAGAGCATGGGTACAACCTTGCTGGACGTGAAGATTAGACCGTCTATGGGCGTTCGTAAGGCACAGGCAGAGCGCCACAGCCTGTTTAGTGGCGACACGGCAAAGAGTACAAGTGCAGAGGATTTCAAGGCACTGGCGCAGATGATTGTAGAGGGGGATAAAAATGCGACTGATTGATTCTGAAGAACTCGTAAATTATTATTTGCAGAACCAAGCTGACCAAGCAAGATTTCGCAGTGAAACAGCAAGTGTATGCGATGTTTTAGAAAATGTGATTCGTCATGTAAAACTGATGGATGAAATTCAGCCGAAAGAAACGGCAAAGTGGGAAGTTCATCATCGAGTGGACGAGGATGGAGAACATTGGAATTGGCTTGAATGCTCAAACTGCCATTATAAAATTGCACGTTATCCGAAAATGTACCGTGAGACAAGATTTTGCGCTTGTTACGGAGCAAAGATGGAGGACGAAAAAGAATGAAGTCGACCAGCAAAAAATCAACAGGTTTGCTTGGCGGGTTTGATTTTCAGCCTATTTTTTCGGAACAGACATTAAGCCAAAGTGAGCCAAAGGAAGAAGAAGTAAGCCAAGCAAAGCCGAACGAAGCCGAACAAGCACAGATTAAGCCCAGTGAAGCCACGGACAGCCAATTACAGCCTAATGAAGCACAGTTAAGCGGTATTAAGCCGAAGCAAGCCAAAGACAGCGAAACACAGCCAAACAATGCCGTAGTAAGCGAAAGTAAGCCAAAGAAGTTGAAACAGGCGAAAGAAGTTCAACGTCTTATCGAACAGGGCGATGTCCCCGGCGCACTAGCCGAAGCTGGCTTGACAAAGAAAAAAATCCCGATGCCGGAATCGCATCAAGGTGTTGCAAGTGGTGACGGCAAGCGTTCAAAGCGCATTACCATCCTTATGAGCGAAGAAGAGCGCAAGTACATCAACCGTGAAGCTAGACGGCACGGAATGACGATTGGACAGTTTGTGTACGCTCTGGCTGTCGCAGCGGCAGAGGGGAAGATTGAGCTGGAAGATTTCTTGGAGGATTGACGATAAAAGTTAAGATTTAGGAGGAATGAATATGAACAGATATGATCTTTCCGCTTATGCGATTGCAGTGTCAAACTTTTTGAAAGATAATGCTTCTGCTGGCAATGAACGATTTCCAATTACGGTCAATGAATGGGAACTCGCAGCGCAACTGGATAAGCTGGCAAAAGAACTGCGTGTCCCAGATAAAAACTGAGATCTAGGAGGCCTAACTATGGAAACAAAAGTATTTAATAATGCGACAGATTTAAAAAGTATGTTGCAATGTCTTTTATATTGCGATGATCCCGTTAAATATATTTCTGGGCAACATCCTGAGTGGAGCGTTTTGTTTGACGAAAATGCTAATTCTATTGTTGCTCGCAATAATGTAACAAAGCAATTTGTTATGATGACTCTCTAATAAAAGCTGAGTTCTATGGAGGATTGACGTATGATGATGTCAAAGGAATTTTACGAAGAAAGCATTAGCCGTTTACAGAAAATGGTCAAACACGGAGTTTACGTTCTTTTGTTCGATGTCTTTGCTGTAGCAGTTCAGATTCCTTTTATCTTTGCTGGTAAATGGGTTGCAGCGCACTTGATTTTGTCCATCGCCGTATCTTTTGCGGCTGGATATAGTTTTAACACGCATGTGGATAGCAAAAGACAACTTGATATGTACAAGGCAGATACGGAATTGTACTATACCAAAAAAGAATAATCTATGCGAAAGGAGAAAAATGCGTACATACAAGCCACGCAAGCGCAGAAGCAAAAAGGAACAAGCTAAAATCAACGCAGAGGTAGCAAAACGTAAAGCAAAACTAGCTGAAAAGTACAATACTGACACTCAATATTACAAGAGCATTCCTGTTGAGCTGATTGTAAGAGAGGACTACGGTTGCTACAAAGCAAAGCGTTTCAAAATCAACGGTAGTAATCAAAACGTGTGGATTCCAAACTGCTATCTTGATGATGACGGAACAATCAAGGCGAATGTGAACATTGATTTTGTATTCCGTAAGTCTGTAAACCAGTTAAACAGAGCTGGAATCACGCAAGCGATTATTGGCATCAAACGTAAAATGCCGGAAGCAGATGCGCCAAATCTCAAAAGCACAATGCAAAAAATCGGAGATAAGATTTAGGAGAGATACATTATGAAAAAGTTCGTTGTTCTTTTTGAAGGTTGGAATGATAAGCACGACCATGATTATATGCGCTATGTTGTTGATGCAAATGATGGCTTTGAAAGTATTTTGAGTGTTGAAGAACGGGCAGAAAAGATGGCTCGAAGCAAACATCCTAATATGAAAAATTTTAAGACGCTTTATATCAAAGAACTGCTTAACAAATAAAAACTAAGTTCTAAAGTTAAAATAGAAGAACCCCTGTGCGGTCATTACGACTACACAGGGGGTTTGTTTTACTTATCAGCAATGCAATTCCAGTAGAGATACGCCTTGCCATCTGCGGCATCTGCGTCCTCAAGGAACGCCTTTGCCATGTCAGCGTAGAAGCCCGGAGTGTCAACGGACTGACGCTTTGCGACCTGACAATAATCCGAGTACATCATGTTCATGACAGCCCAGAAATCGTTTGGGTCACAGGTGATATTGCGCTGTTTGGCAACGTCCTGTGTTTGTTCCAACGTCCAGTGACAGCCCTTTGTGCCGTCAGCGTTGACCATGCTGTCGCACCATTCCTCCGCTTCATCGTGGGTGAGGTGATGGCGCGGCATCTTGATCGAGCGGCTGTCTACACCGCCACGTTCGTACTGCCCAGACCGCTTGTCCCAGTCGCCGTTCTGCGAGAAGCCGATTTGCGGCATTCTGCGCCCATTCTCTACGTCAGGGTAGCGGGGGATGGGATAGGGGTCGATGTAGCGGTTCTCCTCCTGCGGATAATAGGGATAGCGGTCGTTACCACCTTCCAGCTTGCGCAGACGGCGTTCCATCTCACGCTCCCTGCGGTCACGCTCTTCCTCAAGGCGGTCACGCTCCGGCTCACGGTTTTTGTCGTGTTCGCGGAGCATCATCATGCGGCGAAAATTAGTCTTGCCCATAATCTATACCTCCTCAAGAAATGGACGCTGGCGCTCCGGCGTGGGAACGGCAGAAGCAGCCAAGATACTTGAACGTGCCTGTGCCAGTCGCAGACGTTGCAACGCGGGTAGCGTAGCGGGTGCGAGTGTGGATGCTCTCAGCGGTTGCCTGAGCGCAGTTGCAGTCGGTCAGAGGGTATGCGGTAGTGCCTGCGCCGATGGTGATGACAACAGGGGCGTTGATAGTGGTCGTGTCCGGGATGCTCTGAGCAACCACAATGCAATAACGCTCTCCATTCTGGTATGCGCCAGCAGGGATGTTGATGGTCAGCGTGTCGTTGGCGAAAGTCACCGACTGGCTCAAGACCAGATGGGGGCAGAGTTTGCAGCTTGTTTTGCAAGCCATAATGTTTTCCTCCTAAAAAATCAGGGGCAGAGGTGTCTTACCCCTGCCCCGATGGTTCACCCGGTGTTATCGGGGAGTGTGTTGGTTAGCAGCAGCCGCAGCAGTTCACGCCCAAGTTGGGGTTTGCCACCTGATAAGCGGGAATCGGACGAGGATTGACACGGTTCAGGATGGTATCAGTCTGCTGGGACATCACGGTGGTCAGAAGCGCATTCTGACGATCCTGAGAAGCGGCGAACTTGAGGTTCTGGTTCTCGGCGGTCAGAGTGGCAATCTTATCCTGTGTGAAGTAGTCCATCATGCTGCGGAAGTTGGCGTTGCAGTTGTCCACGATGGCGCGGGCGTTGTCTGCGATAGCCTGACGGGTAGCGCAGTCCTCCGTTGCGATTGTGTACTTCAGGTCGCCGATGAGCTGCTTATTCTCGCAGCAGCAAGATGCAAGCTGCGTGGCAAGTGCGGTCTGACCAGCCTGCCGTGCGTTGCCCTCCTGCATGATGGCAAGGCTGATGGCGTTGTCGCCGTTGGACACGCTGCGCTCCAGACCGTTCACGAGCTGTGCGTTCTGGTAGCCAAGCTGACAGATGGCGCTGTTCACGCCTGCAAAGCCGTTCGCGATGTTGGCGTTGATGCCGTTGATCTGCGCCAGCTGGTCATAGCCCAGAGAGCAGATACCGCTCTGGATGCCCGCCAGAGAGCGGGAGGTATCCTGCTGGTAGAAGCCCTCAGACAGAGCCGCGCGGGTGTCTGCACCGCCCTGACCGGTTGCGCCAGTGCCGACCAGATAGGGGATGTAGGCATTCATGCCGTTGTCACCGCCGTTCCGGCCATAGCCGTTTGTACCCCAGCCAAAGATGATAGCGAGGATAATAACAGCCCAAAGACCCTCGTTGCCGAAGAATCCGCCGTTGTTATTGCCGCCGTCCTGCCCAGCCAGATAGCCAGTTGCAAAATCGTCCATAACAAAACTCCTTTCAGTTTTGCGTTATGCTATCCCACCGCCGTATGCGATGGGCGAAGCCAAACAAAAGCGGTTTTTTTCAAGTCCGCAAAACTGAGAAGCGTTTCGCTTAGAGGGATGCTTTATCGGGGCAGCGTCAGATTCAGGACGCTTGCCAGCTGGTTCAGGTCGATACCACGCTCTTTGGCGAGGTTCTGCGCCATCGTTCGGAGCTGTGCTTCGTTCTTGCCCTGAATCAGGTTCAGCCCCTGCATGATGGGCGCGCTCTGCCCGCCCAACTGCTGGATAAGCCCCATCGGGTTTTGTCCGGCGCGAGCCAGATTTGCAAGCTGCATGATAGGGCTGTGAGTAATCATGTCAAACGGAGAGGACATTATTTATTCTCCTTTCTTCGCTGCGGCAGTGGGCTTAGAAAAGCTCTTCTGCCACTTTTCCAGTTCATCCAGTCGGTGCACGAGGGCATTGTACTGCTCAATAGGCACATACTGCTGTGTCGGTGCAGCGGCCTGCTGTGCCTGTTGTGCTTGCATCTGTCTCCACGCTTCCGGGCTGTAAAACTCCTGCACATAGGATTCACAGGTGTCCGGGTTGAGCCGCTTGCAGTAGATCACGCCACTGCGCAAGTCCGGGCAGTAGGTCGGTCTGCCGTACAGGTCGGATGGTATTGCCAAAAATTCTTCCCTGCTGGAGACAGGTCTGCCAAGCAACCAGCCGCCATCTTGTGCCGACT